AATCCGCAAAATATAGGGCAGATAATAAAAATATTCCTATCCGAAACGCTTGTGCCTACTCTTGGTTTTGCAATTCTTTAAGCGATAAACCGACCGACCTGGCAGCATTTAGCCAGGCAAAGATCATGGCCCATCGAATCTATACGGGCCAGGTTAATGATTTTTCAGAGGGTGCCACCCATTACCATGCCACCTGGATTGAGCCGCCTTATTGGGTTGAGCAGATGGAAACGATCAATAGGATTGATGAGCATATATTTTACAAGGAGCGGGACCAATGACAAAAGCCCTGGAAGATGCGTTAAGGGACCGGCCCAAGATTTTGGTGGACCGTGAGTATTATTACTTAATCCAAAAGGACAGCGAATTGTTAGAGTATTTGCAGCTCCATGGTGTAGAAGATTGGGACGGATACCAGGCAGCCGAGCAAGAGTATAAAGATGAGGTGGGCGATTGAGTGACCATGATATGCGCGATCAAATAGAGTGTCTATATAGTGAGGAGTTTCCAAAGATGTTGTTTATGGATGGTTTAGATTCCGCAATCTTAGGGGTGGCCCAGGTCCATGGCAATCCAGTGGTGGCCTATTCGACAGAAAAGATATTAGACAACCTGGTCGATCAAGGCATGGGGTTTGATGAAGCCAGGGAATTTATGATGTTTAACATATTGGGCGCTTATATGGGTGAGTTTACGCCCCTGGTTATAGATGATTTATTTTAAATATTACTGGTGAGACTATCGTGCCACCAATTGAAAGCACATAAGCAGCTATAAGGGTGAGGTACAAACTAGGGTTATTTATAGCGTTTTGTGTATCTTTTGAGCAAAAGGTACTCCCAGGCGTTCTCTGTTAAGGGTGTTTCAGAAGCGCGACATTTATTTAGTTATCAAAATTAGTAAAGGGCATTAGCATGATTGAGTTTAACAAAAACCAAATAGCCGAGGCGTTTGGGATAAATTTGACCACCGTGGACAAATGGCGGCGAAGTGGGTGCCCGGCAGAAAAAAAGGGTCCAAACGTGATGTTTTCAGTTCGCCAGGTTAGCGATTGGTTGCGGTCCAGGGATATGGAAACCAGTGGCACCCTGGACCTGGGGCAAGAGCGCGCCAAGTTAACCAAACTCCAGGCACAAAAAGCCACCCTGGAACTGGAGGTTTCACGCGGCAATTTGATTCCCATGGAACTGGTGGTGGAAACCTGGCAGGGCCACATTGGAAACGCCAGGGCAAAGTTGTTGGCCATGCCAGCCAAAGCCGCAGCGCAGACAATCGGGATGGATAAATACCTGGAGTCGGAAGAATTTTTAACTGGATTAATTAACGAAGCACTGGACGAATTAGACAATGACGGATTACCTAGCAAACACCTTAAAAGCCTTGAAGCTATCGCAGAAAATATGGAAAGCGCCGCCGAAGCTAACGGTTAGCCAGTGGGCCGACGAAAACCGTAGACTATCGCCAGAGTCGAGCGCGGAGCCAGGGCGGTGGCGAACAAGCCGGGCAGAGTATCAGCGCGAAATTATGGACACCGTGGCAGACGCCAGGATAGAAACAATAGTTATTATGTCGTCGGCCCAAATCGGCAAATCGGAAGTCATTGGAAATATAGTGGGGTATTTTATAGATCAAGACCCCGCCCCAATAATGGTGATTCAGCCCACAGTGGATATGGCAAAGACCTGGAGCCATGACCGCCTGGCGCCAATGGTGCGAGATACACCGTGCTTAAAGTCGCTTATAGCAGATAACAAAAGCCGGGCGTCGAGCAATACCTTATTCCACAAATCATTCCCTGGTGGTCACATTACAATGGCCGGCGCAAATTCACCCACTGGCCTGGCGTCGCGTCCTATACGAATTGTCTGTTGTGACGAGGTGAGCCGCTACCCGCAAAGCGCCGGAGCCGAGGGCGACCCGGTAAACCTAATCAGAAAACGAACAACGACGTTTCACAATCGCAAAATCATATTAACCAGCACGCCCACCTTAAAAGGCGCGTGCAGAATCGAGCAAGAATTTAGCATTTCAGATCGACGTTATTACCACGTTCCGTGCCCACATTGTGAGCATGAGCAGCGTTTAAAATGGGCAAACGTCCAATGGCCGGAGGGCAAGCCAAGCGAAGCGGTGATGGTGTGTACCGAATGTGGTGGCGTGATTGAAAACAAACACAAACCCAAGATGATTAAAAACGGCAAGTGGGTGGCCGAGTTACCAGGTGGGAAGATTGCCGGGTTTCATCTAAATGAATTATATTCGCCCTGGCGCACGTTTGCCGATGTTGCCGAGGATTTTGCGGAAGCCAAAAAGAACCCGGAGACATTGAAAACCTGGGTCAATACTAGCCTGGGCGAAACCTGGGAAGAAGCCGGCGAAAGTTTAAGTGAGCATTTATTGTCGGAGCGCAAAGAAAATTATGCCATCGACGCGATACCGCCAGAGGTGTTATTGCTAACAGCCGGCGCAGACATTCAAAAGGACCGAATCGAGGTTTCAATTGTCGGGTGGGGCTTGGACCAGGAGTGCTGGATATTGGACCATGTGGTGCTTTATGGCGACCCGACACAGCAAAAGGTTTGGCATGAGTTAGAAGAGGTTTTGACAAAAACTTATGATGGCCATCGGATAGCTGGCGCGGCAATCGACAGTGGTTATCTGACTGAATACGTTTACCAGTTCACCAAGCCCAGGAGCAGCCGCCGAGTATTTGCAATCAAAGGCCAGGCGGGAATGGGCAAGCCATTAACCACCAAGCCAAAGCCCGTGGGGCGCACCAGAACGCCCATGTATACGGTCGGAGTGGATACGGCAAAGCGAACCATTTATGCCAGGTTAAGATTAACCAGCGGCGAGGGTTATATTCACTTTGGCGTAGACTTTGACGACGAATATTTCCAGCAGCTAACCGCCGAAAAGATGGTGACTAAATACCGGCGCGGGTTCCCGGTCATGGAGTTTATAAAGACCAGGGATAGAAACGAGGCGCTTGATTGCCTGGCGTATGCTTATGCTGCCCTGGATAATTTAAACGTGAAGTTGGCCGCCCTGGCTGCAAAGCGCAAGGCTAAACAAAACGCGGTGGCAGTAGAGCCGGAGCAAACTAGCCCACTATCTACACCACCACCGCCGGTGAAAAGAACAAAAAAAACGAGGTCAAGAAAAGGAGGGTTTGCCACCAGGTATTAACTGGCAGCGTTTAATGTATCGGATACCCAGGCGGCCAATGATTTACCATTGGCGGCTTTTTCCCAGGCGGCTTTTTCTTGTGGCGTGCAACGAAATTGCAGCCGGACAGATTTGGTAATGTCTTTCGTGGCGTTTTTCTGGCCAGCCATGCCATGTGGTTTGTTCATTTCATTCCCCTGGGGCCGCAGCCCCGTTGTTAATTAAGCTTTTTTAAACCGTTTAAGTATTGATTTAAAATATACTTAGGCACTACCGCGCCACCATCAAATTCTATAGGTAGCTCACCACTTTCAAGGTAAGCCCATTGCCTATCTTGATTGCCTTCATCTTGATTCCCTTCCTGCCTAACAAGCACTAATACTGGCGTACAATTTTCAACATAACTTTCAGCGCGTGATCTTGTGATTGCCTCTATCACACTACCCATCGGCTGAGTTTCATGTATGTCTCCATGTTTATCAGTGTCTTCAATAGTCCATTCATAATGTACTGTATTAGTCATGTATTACTCCAGTGGGGCCGTAGCCCCGTTATTGTTATGCTGCTTTGATTAATCGGTTAACTGCTTCAAGAGCGCGGTTAAAAGCATCTTCTTGGCTTAAACCTTGAGCGATCAAATCATTAGTAAAAAACTCTAACATTTGAGCGGCTTTGGTTTTTTGTGCTTGGTTCATAATATTTCCTTTTTGTGTTTCGATTCAATAAACTAATTGTACGCTCAAATAGAATAGAAAGCAATAGGGGTAAGTAAAATAAATTAAAAAGTGGCAATAAAGTGGCAGGGCAGAGACAAAAGGTGGCAAATGTAGGCAATCAAAGTGCCACTTAAAAAAAAGGCAACGCTCCAAGTAATTGAAAACGCTGCCCTTTTATACTGCTATGTGGTGGAGATGGGGGGAGTCGAACCCCCGTCTATTGTATATAAATCAATGACTTACGGCCAGGGAGTGGCAGGAAGGTGGCATATGTACCAATTTAAATCCATATCTGATCACTTTTTAACCAACTTTTTGGGTTCAGTTCCTACCTTGGGAATCGAACCCGCGTCCCCGAATTTAGCATCAATCAAGCTACCCCCATTATTATCTTCTGTCTCAATCCATTTAGCGTATATGGTAGTCGTAATTCCTACATTCTTGTGACCTAGCTGGCGACTATACCATCCTAGTTTTTCTCCAGCCGTAAGCATCATAGAAGCGTAAGTGTGTCTCGTTTGGTACGGCCTACGATAACGAACCCCTGCGTGTTTTAAAATAGTCGTCCATCTTTTCCTTATAGGCTGATCTCCTGTCCATGGCTTGCCATGTAGCGGGTCGATAAATACCTCTTGATCAGCTAGGAATGTGTGTTCTTTTTGTGCCATTAACGCTTTTCTTGCTTGCGGAAGCATTGTGATTATTCTTTCTCCCGCTTCTGTTTTTGGCGGTTCGGCTTCGTCAGCGGCTTGGGTTAATCCTTTGTCCACATTGATCGTGCCGTTGATAAAATCAATATCTTCCCATAATAAGGCACATAATTCGCTGGTTCTCATGCCTGTCCAAAACGCAAACCAAAATAAGTTACGAACCTGACCAACGGCAGTTTGATAAATTAGTCTCATTTCTTCTATGTTGAAAGGGTCTAGCTTTTTTGCTTTTGCTTTGATCTGGGCATATGTTTCAGCGCGCTCGTATAAAAAACCTGTTAAAAAGTTTTTTTCAATCACCTCATCATTTACAGCAAGGGAAAGGGCGCGTCTAAAAGGTGACACGACATTTTTTATTCTCTTATTGCTCATCTGTTTTTGAGTAATAATCCAATCACGAAAATGATAAGCGCGGAAATCATATACAGAAATGTGACCAAACTGGGGGATCAGTTGGTTAAACACTATTTTTCGATACCCAACTATTGTTGATGATTTTTTTTGATCAGATATGGCTCTAAACCATTTCTTTAATATTTCTTCAATCGTTATATCTTTAATTATGTCTGCAAACTTATGAAGGTTCTTTGACTCAGGAAAAACAGTGGCGTAGTCAAATGTGCCGATAGCTATCTCATGGAGGATAGCTGCACGATGGTTAGATACCTTCTTTAAGTTAGAGGGCGTAGGCTTGAGCTTGATTGGTTCCCGGCAGCGTTGCCCCTGATACTGGAACGTAACCTCGATTGTGGTCGAATAGCGGGACTCGACACCTTCGTACTTTCTGACCATTTCTCAAACCCCGATATGCTGATTAGATAGCGTCCATCTGGTGCGCGAAAGAATTCTTTTCCTTCATTAAATACGCCATTTTGACATTTTTTATAAATACCATCATAGCCATAACCAGATAATTCACAAAACTTCCTTATTAAAACTCGATCTAGCATATTAACCCCTGCAATCCAATTCCTCAACCACACAACTGGTCGAGACAAAACTACGGCCTAAATTACTGGTCTTTGGTATGGGCTTCCTCACCCACTTCACTAGCATTTGTCGCCTATTTATTTCTTCAACTATATCTGCGTCAGCCAACATTGACATTGGAACTGGCACTATCACTTGCAGTTTATTATTCATTACTTTTCCTTAAAAAGGGTCGCCATACTGATTGCCATACTGGTCAACTGCTGGCTGCTGTGGGGTTTGATAATGCGGTTGTACTTGTGCTTTTTGATATTGCTGCTGAACCCCACTTGGGCCAGTGCTTTTGCTATCAAGCATTTGCATATCAGAAATAATTATTTCAGTCTTATATTTTTTCACCCCGTCTTTATCCCATGATTGAGTTCTTAACTGACCTTCCAAATATAGCTTTGATCCTTGCTGAACATATTGACCAATTACTCCAGCCAAACCTTTAAAAGCTACGCAGTTGTGCCACTCAGTACGCTCTTGCTGTTGGCCTGTCTTATCCTTCCAAGACTCACTTGTAGCCAAGCTAAAGCTGGCAACAGGATCACCGCTAGGCATTGCTTTCATTTCGGGTTGTTGGCCTACATTTCCCACTAAAATAACTTTGTTTATGCCCTTGGACATTACGCCACCTCTCTATATGTTAATGAATGAATAGCCGCTTTTTGCTTGCTGTTTATCATGTTCCAAAGGAATTCCTGTTCGTTTTCAGTTAGCTCTCCCATCACTTCTATTGCTAATGATGAACCCTTAGAAGTAGAAGGCTCCTTAATCGCTTCAAGCAAGGCCATTAGAGTCGATTGCATTTGTTCTTTGTTGATGCGCTGCTTACTTGGTTGCGCCCAATCTGGCAGTGTAGGAGCAAGCCAGTTAACGTACCCTTTGTTTTCAATCACACCCTTTACCTTTGATGAGTGACTACCCTGTTGCCTGCCTTGGATCACTGTTGCAAAGTTTTCGGTCAATCCATACAGATACCTTCCGACACCCCATTGAACTGCGGCTCGTTTCATCGAACCACTCAACCCACCTTTAGTGGCTTCAACATCTGTATTATCTGCACCATCCCACTTGGTAATCCATTCACCACCTATCTTTATTGACAGGCCGCATAAGATTCCCCCACATGGAGCTTGGGTGTATTCATTGCGCCAGTTTTGTGGGCCGACAGTGTTATCTAGCCGATCCATGATTGCCCTATTGTCGATGTAAGCTAGAGCCATTATCCAAGGCGCACCAGTTTTAGAAACGCCAGAGCGACACACGCGCCACTCTACATCTCTTGGCAAAAACGGAACTTTCAACATATCTAAGGTGTTCATGGATCACCTCTTTTTATTTCATCAACAATTTTTAATGCAGCTTGTTTATATGCTAAATGTTTTTCAGCGTTTAAGTTTTTACAATAAGGATTGTTGTACTGAAACAATTTGTGAAAATCACTTAAAGCCTCTAAGTAAATGTCAATATTCATATTTCTATCCCCGATAAAATTAATACAATTACAAACAGCCATACATTCATTGATGCGCGGCTCATGCTGTCATTCCAACTGTCCACCAGACAGCTACAATTGCCCAAATAAGAACCCCTAGCGAATTAATCACCAACGTATATCGTGAGATATTCATGCCTCACCTCTTATGGTCAAAAAATCTAAATTCAGCTTGCCAAATGGCGCAGGCTTTTCATTCTGTAAATAATCAAAGAAGTCATAAACCCACTGCATAAAGTCACAATCTTGAGCTAGGTCTGTTGCTACCTGACCTTTGCTTTCATTAAATAATGCGGCTGCAAATATGCTTGCCGCTAAGTCTGTTGCGCTGGCGTTCTCGTTAACCCGGTCAAGTAAAATGTCAAATGCTGTGTAGATGGTTGGCTCATTATTCCAGCCAGCTTGAAAGATGACTTCACGATCTAGCATTAGAGATTGGTAAATGTCTGCAAGTGGCGAACACTCGTTAAAGACACCATCGACAGGTGCGTCATAATCATCGGTGTATGCGTTGACTTGTTCAGTAACATGGCAGTAAGTATTTAAAGAGTTCATTTTTTGCTTCTCCGTTTACGTTTCTTGTCTGAAATAATACACCATGTAATAAAAAGGAGCAACAAGAGGGAGCAAAATAGGTTTATAAATAATACTTATAGTAGTTTTTTTAACGTAATGAGTTTTAAAATCTTTCCTAATTGTATTAATAAATTATTTAGATCAGTAATATTTAGGCAAAAAAAATCTCCAATAGGAGAGCGGTTGGTATTGACGTAAAGTTTATTTAATTGGGGCCATTAGGCTCAGAATCTTCCTCATATTTCCCGCCCATGAGATTGGTTTTTCCAGCAATACAATTACCTGTCGCAACCTTATGCTTTGGTTGTAACTGGTTGTGTGCA